TTACCAGCTTGAACGCCAAATGTCGCCAAAACTCCTGTGAATACTGATGCTATGAAGGTCGGATCAAGATCCTGTTTAGGTATTTTAAGAGCTGGTGGCAACTCAACGTATGCGAGTGTCAATATCGCACCACTCCAGACCAAGATACCTAGCCGTACAAATGTACTCAGGATCATCATCTGTTCTTCTTTGTCTTCAGCAGCTTCTTTTAACTTACCTAGAAAACCTTTTGGTTTCTCCTCTTTCTTAGGAGGAGTTTTTGGTTCTGCCATAGTAAAATATTATAACCTTATTATATATACGATCTATCGGGGAAACAATATTCCTTCCGTTGGTCTGTCATCGTCAGTGTATTGACGAGTATCTCCAGTCATTCCTAGAACTGGATAATTATAATTACCAAAGTTATTAGACTTATTAATAGTCATAGTACCATTAGTGGTAGTGTAACTAGACTTTGTAGTGAGTTTTAAAAAGTGGTTGACTCCGCTTGTATTATCATTGTAATCTACAGGAGGAGTTTGTAACTTTGCGATTGTAAAGTTATTCATCAGACCTTCCTACCACAGAATAATAATCCACGAGTTGTTGTAGTTTGATTGTAACATCCTTGTATCACAGTCCAAACCTCAGTGCCATCTATAGTAATAGTATCTCCCTGTTGTATGTTTACCGAAGGAGCATCATATGCAAAGTCTATCAATCCAAAATCTTCAGGCATATTATATGGTGAGGGAACCATCATGGCGTTGAGAGGTATTCCTTTTATGACTGCATTGTAATTAGCGGCAGCATTTACAGTTACAGTAGCACCAGCACCAGTGTTACCGTTAGTATCGTAAGTAGAATCTCTATTATAGATTTTTGGATTGTAAGAATAGGTGTAACTATCAGGACTACCTATTGCAAGGTTAGATACATAAGTTGACTGAATACCATCATTAAGTCTATCATATGGTGCCTCAGCGATTCTCAGATTGTATTGTGCATTTTGAGCAGAACCATAATTCATCGTTTCTATTACTAGCTGAACTTGTTGATTTTCACTAGTGCCTGGTTCAATTCTTGTGATTCCTCCTAGACATACATTATCAAGATCCCATATAGGTGTAGTAAAATTATGAGGAATCCATGTGTAAAAAGTATTGTCTCTCAACTTAGTTGATGATAATGTAGGTTGCCTATATGACATCACACAGAAATTAGTATCAATCCCTGATCTATAAACATTCAAATCTAATTGATAATTATTAGAAGAAGCAACTGTCTGTAAATTATCTTGACCTATAAAGCGACTAGATTTTGGATTATTATATTCAGTTCCATAACTATCATTCATACCAAATTGAGTGTCTAAGTATCTTTCACCACAGAATCTTGGAACATTCCGTGCAGAACTATTACCACCCATGTAAATACCACTACCATCGGGATCTACATCTGTTGGATGGAAGAAAGGGCCAGATTGCATTTCTATCTGAGTTGTACTCTGTGCAGAGAATGCTCTATAAGTTACTCCATACTTTTTATTATCTTGTATCTTATGTCTTAATACTCCATAAGGATAACTATTGTTTGCATGTATATTCTTGGCATAAAAACCATTATGAGTTGTTCCATATGACACAGAATCAACATATACGGTGCAACCCCAACCAATTCCAGATTCTTTTATACTCATTTCGCCTGGTACAAATGATAAGTACTCTCCATTGGTGTATCCATATCCAGGCTTGTTGACATAAACATATTGCGGATTACCAGCGTATCTTTGCATATAAAAAGAGGCACCAGTACCTATACCAGTGGTTGAAGTTTGTTCTCCACTTTGATAATATACATAAGAATTATTACTATCATCGTCTTGATACATACCATAATCAACTATACCAGTGACGAGACCAGTATGGTCACACTTATCATGCCACCCTAACCATGTGAAGGCACTCTCTAGTTGAGTGATCATATCTTGCTTGGTATAGCTAGAGTTGATTGTAAATGTATTAGTACTAATTGCCATTGTTTTAAGCTTCTAGTTGTAGGATAGTAAGATAGCCTGTAATAGACTGGGTATGAGTAGAAAGGTTTTTGATTGATACATAAATGGTTGTCCCGACAGGACTGTCCATGTTACCACCTATAGTGAATGGGGAGAATGTTCCACTGGTTTCGACACCAACAGATCTAAACTCACCAACAATTCCAGATCCTGGCGCAGGGTCTTCCCCTACACTACGAGTGAGGTCAGCAGCTCTAGATGCACTATCAGTATATATGCGAATCCACGCATCAGTAGACACTCCTACCTTCATCAAAGCATAAGATTTGAATCCAGTTATGTCAGTGTTTCCAATACCATACCTTGCAATGGCAGTAGTAGCCCCAACAACAGTTGATCTTGATTGTAATGAACCACCTGACGCTGAAATAGATGCAATACCAGCAGCAGAATAAGTAACATCAAGTCCATCACCAAAGTTTACGGTTCTTGCGGAACCAATATTAACATCATTATCTTCAACAACAATACCAGATCCAGTGGCATTGACGTTCAATAGATTAGAACCATCAATCGCTGGTAAGATACCAGTTATGTTGGCAGCAGGGACATCAGTGAGTTCAGAAGCAGAACCTTTGAATGATGTGGAAGATGTTACACCAGTAACATTCAATCCATATGGAGATGCAGTGACAGCCGAACCAACTGCAAGTTGATTAGCAATAGTTGCATTGTGATCTACCTGTAAACTCCTATAAACTCTTACAAGTCTGTCTGGAGTTGACCCTGCACTATAAATTCTTAGTGCTTCTTTCTGAACATCAGGTATGCCTGGATCTGTAGTTTTAAATAAGAAACTTCCATCCTCACCAGAAGAATCTGTTCCAGAACTTATCTGGAATATCATCTGATTCTGTAAGGAATCATCTAGTTTTATCCAACCATATGTACCCAATAATAGGGTCTGGTTATTCAAACGTAGGTTTCCAATCAGTTGAGTTTGTCCCTGTACTGTGAGAGGGAACGTTGGATTGGTTGTGCCTATACCAATATTACTAAAGGTATGAATACCAGCATTTGTTCTTACAAATTGTTGTTCACTACCAGTAATAGTAGCAACTCCAGCACCAAATGTTACTCCAAGATTATCTGCAAAATCAACAGTAGCAGCAGTACCAACCACACTACCACTGTTTCTAATTTCAACACCAGTACCAGATGCAACCACACCAGTAAGTTGTGATCCATCCAATGCAGGCAAAGCACCTGTCAACTGTGAGGAATTTAATGATCCATAGAATCCTGTCGCAGATACAATACCAGAAACAGTCAGTGCCTCAGTGATAACAGTCGTTTTTATACCAACATTACCACTTGCATTGATGGTCTGACGAATATTTCCTTGACCATCAGATAATACAACAAAATTAGATGAGGTTCTGATGTCTAGATCAACAGTATTACCTTGATATGAACCTAGTAATACGTTATAAGATCCAGTTGTTACCTGTTTGCCTGCATCATTACCTAGTGCAAGGTTGTAAGATCCAGAAGTGGCACCATAAAGAGATAAGTTACCGACAGCGACGTTGTATCCACTACCACCACTTAACGATCTTAATGGTTGATCACCTACACCAATATTATTTGCAGAACCACTACCTATAACTGAGTTACCTATCTTAAGGTTAGTTCCACTGGGAGTTTGAATCCTTCCAGACACAACTGTAGTAACACCTGTGTTGTTAAATCCATCAACATCAAGAGTGCCTTTGATATTTGCATTACCATTAGCGGTGAATACCTTAGCTGGATCTGGGCATGTCATACCCACACCAACTCTTGCGGTGGTTCCTATACCTATCTGGCCAGGCAATCCATCATTGTTCCAGATTGTACCAGTAGCAGTACTACTGATCGTGACAATACCACAGTAGGGACTAGTATTAATTAAAATATTATTTCCTTCAACAACAGAAGTAACAATACCTGTTAGTTTATTACCTGATCCATAATACTCACCTGTTACAGTGACTCCTAGTGCTATGGTTTCCAGACGTTTCGTTCCATTTTGAAACAGCTCTACTGCTCCGCCTGGTTTAAAGTTTGCTAACTGATTACCATTGACATCAGTAATTTTTGTGTCTGAATCTGATACTAACTTTAACGCAGTTCCGTCATAAGTTATGTGTGCATCATCAGAATCTCCAAAGTTTGCCTTGAGAGTCGTTGGTATCTTTAATCCACCGTTAGATGCCTTGGTAATCTTCACACTACCATAGACTTCAAGAGCTTGAGTCGCTGTAGTAGTTCCTATACCAACATTAGATGATGTAGTAATACCAGTGTCATTTTTTGACCAATATCCAGTTCCAAAACCAGCCTGACCAGCAGAGAAATCAATGGAAACATTGGTTATACCTGTGATTTTACCTTGATTATTGACTACAATCTGTGGAACTATTGTAGTGGCACCATAAGTTCCATCACTCGCACCAGTTAAATTAATTAGTGCTCCACCATTACCATAAAATTCTGAAGCAGTAATGATACCAGTAGTGTTTACACTAGAATCACCCTGTAATGTGACAGCAACGTCTGCAAGAGTGGCCTTTGGAGCAGTAACCTGTGCAGAGTATGATAGTACAGACCAGTTAGAACCACCTACGGCAACTACCCAGTCACCAGAATATACACTAGAGATGCCTGGGTTGGAATAGGTTGCAATACCAACATCAACACCACCCTTAGAGACAATAAAATAGTCACCTGTAGTAATACCAGATGACGCAAGTGTCTGTCCTATGCCAGTATATCCTCTTCCCTGTCCAACAACTGTCAGTGCAGTAACAACACCAGCAACTGCATCATAAAATCCTACAATGTTTAGGTTTGTACCAAGAGCATTGATCTGTGATTGAAGAACAGCAGACCCAACAGCAGTTGCAATACCAGTAAGTCCTGATCCATCACC